TATTTTTTTTACTCGACAATTTCTGTTTAATTTTGTATTTTATTTTTGTGTAAATCGCGCTTTGCGCGATTTCGCGGGGCGTGGGGTGCAGCCCCATTTAGTCACCGGAGGTGGTATATGAAGAGACATGGAATGGCTCGTGGTGGTTCTGAGAAGTATTTTACACGTGCGGCTAATCGTATTCATCCAAAGAACGGTATGACTGGTTATGCTATGCGTGGGGGTATTCGTCTTTGACGTGCTACCACCCATTGAGGTGGTACGAAGGGCCCGTCAAGGAAGTAGGTAAGGTTAATGTCGTTCACACACTTCGCGAGAGCGAGTGTGGGAAGGAATTGAATTTGCCTTGCGGGCGGTGCGTTGGTTGTCTTATGTCTCGGGCCAAATCTTGGGCCATAAGGTGCTCCCATGAAGCTTCTCTCTACGACGATAACTGTTTTGTTACTCTTACTTTTGATCAAGATCATCTTCCTTTCGATCGTAGTCTCGATGTCGCTGATATTCAGTGTTTTATGAAGAGGTTGCGTAAAGCTTTTGGAGAGGGTATTCGTTACTTTGCCTGTGGGGAATATGGATCTTTGAATTTGAGACCACATTATCATGTTCTTTTGTTTAATCATGATTTTCATGATAAAGTTTTGTTCAAAGAATCTGAGGCTGGCTCTCCAGTATATATTTCTGCTGATTTGCAGAAATTGTGGCCTTATGGTTTTTCGTCTTTGTCCGATGTTACTTATAAGAGTGCGGCGTATGTTGCCCGTTATAATTTGAAGAAGGCTCTCGGGCATGACGATATTCCCTCTGAACTCCGAAAGGAGTTTGTCGTGATGAGCCGAGGATCCAAGAAACTTGGAACTGGCGGTATTGGAAAGGGTTGGTTTGACAAGTTTAAGGGAGACGTCTTTCCGTCGGACGAGGTTATTTTGCCGGATGGCAATAAAGTTAAGCCACCTCGTTTTTATGATAAACTGCTTGACAAGACGGATCCTGATTTGCTTGAATCGATTAAAGCAAAACGTAAGTTGCAAGGTTCTAAGATGGTCACTGTTGAAGTTGGTGGTAAGACGATTCTCGTCAATGATAATGATTCGTTTAGGTTGCCAGTTAAAGAAGAAGTTTTTCGTGCAGGTCTCTCGCGGTTAAAACGTGGTTTGGAGGTTTCATAATGCAAAAGTTGAAGGCTTATTCCGTGTTTGATATCAAGGCGGCCGTGTATGGCACGCCTTTTTTTATGGGTAACGATCGCATTGCATCACGTGCGTTTGCTGATTTGGTTAATGATCAGTCGACGATGGCTAATAAACATCCTGGTGATTTTGTTTTGTATTCTATCGGTTATTTTAACGATGAGACTGGTGTTCTCGAAACTGAGAAACCAGCGGTAATTGTTACTGCGGCGGCATGTGTGGAATTGTCTAAGCCGAATAATTATTTTTTGCCTGATGCGGCGAAAGCCGCTGGCAATTCAAAACCTGTGGAGGTTATATGAGCCGTCCGTCGGTAATGAATCATAAGTTCTCCCGGGTCCCTCAAGCTCAGATTGAACGGTCATCCTTTGACCGTTCTCATGGGTATAAGACGACTTTTGACGCTGGTTATCTTATTCCCATTTATTTGGACGAAGCTCTTCCCGGGGATACGTTCAATTTGCGGTTGAACGCCTTTTCACGATTGGCTACTCAGCTCCACCCGCCAATGGACAATATGTTTATGGATTCGTTTTTCTTTGCTGTTCCTTACCGATTGGTGTGGAACAACTTCGAAAAGTTTAATGGTGCACAAACGAATCCCGGGGATTCTACAAGTTACGTCATTCCTCAGATGACGGGCCCCAACGTCGCTGGTGGCGGCGTTGCTGTTGGTTCTTTGTCTGATTACATGGGTATTCCGACTGGTCCGTTAAGTGGCGGCGGTGGGACGAGTGGTATTACATTTAATTCTCTATTTCACAGGGCCTATAATCTTATTTGGAATACTTGGTTTCGAGATCAGAACTTGCAGAATTCGGTTACTGTTGATATGGGCGATGGACCGGATACTTATTCCAATTATAATTTGTTGCGACGTGGGAAACGTCACGACTATTTCACGAGCGCCCTCCCGTGGCCTCAGAAGGGCACTGCTGTTTCTCTTCCTCTTGGGACTTCTGCTCCCGTGATTGTTGATTCTATTACTGGTGCGACTGATGCTCTGACCCGACGTATTGATACAGGCGCCTTGACTGGTACTGGCGCCCTTTCGGTTGATTCTTCTTCTCGTCTCTTGGTTGGAGGAACGATACGTTCATATATTGACCCAGGTGTTGGTGGTATGAAAGCTAATTTGTCGACGGCTACAGCCGCGACAATTGATTCTCTCCGGCAAGCGTTTCAATTGCAGAGAATGTATGAACGGGACGCCCGCGGCGGAACTCGGTACACCGAAATTATTAAATCACATTTCGGAGTAACTTCTCCTGATGCACGTCTTAATCGACCTGAATATTTGGGCGGTGGATCCACTCCGATGAATTTTCATGTGGTTCCCCAGACGAATAACGTGTCTCCGACGAATGTTAATGGAAACGTTGGTGATCTTCAATCGTTTGGAACTGGGAGTATTAATGGAATTGGTTTTACGAAGTCGTTTACAGAACACACCTTAATTATTGGTATGGTGTCTATGAGAGCTGATATCACTTATCAGCAAGGTTTAAATCGCATGTTCAACAGGCGAACAAGGTTTGATCATTTCTGGCCTGCCTTGGCGCATTTAGGTGAACAGGCCATTCTTAATAAGGAGATTTATGCGAATATCCCAGATGGCACGTCAGCTTCTCAAAAAGACGGGATCTTTGGTTACCAGGAAAGATATGCAGAGTATCGCTACAAACCGTCCGTTCTCACGGGACTGTTTCGTTCGAGCGCTGCCGGAACTCTTGATTCGTGGCATCTGTCGCAGAATTTTTCGTCGCTTCCTGCCCTAAATGCTACCTTCATTCAAGACGATCCACCAGTGGACCGGATTATTGCTGTTCCGGCTCAACCTCATGTTATTTTTGATTCTTATATTCAGTTGAAGTGTGCCCGGCCTATGCCTGTGTTTGGAGTTCCCGGCATAGTGGATCATTTCTAATGGGTTTTCTTGATAAGGTTACTGATAAAGTTGGCCTCACTGGAGCTATTGAAGACTTTACTGGCGTGAGCCAGCAGAGGTCTGCAAATGAGGCTAACTTAACCAGTGCGCGTGAGCAGACTGCATTTCAGGAAAGGATGAGTAATACAGCCCATCAAAGAGAAGTGAAGGATCTTGAGGCGGCTGGTATTAATCCTATTCTGTCGGCAAAGCTGGGGGGTGCTTCTACCCCCAGCGGTGCTATGGCGCAAGTTGGTGCAGAGCCTTCGAAGTGGAAAGAAGTCGCTTCTATGGCGATGAATGCTGGAAATTTTTTTCAGCAACGACAGGCCTCCCAGCAGACCGTTGCTGAATCAGCGAGCCGGGAGGATCTTAATCGCGCTCAAGCGGTAGAGACCATGGCTCGTACTGATTTGACGAGGAGCGGTATAGCGGGTCGATATTTGGGTACTGATGCGGTTAAATTTATTAAGAATGTTTTAAGGCGTGGTTTTACAGGTGCAAAGAGTTTGTATAAACCTGACAAGTGGAAGAAGGAATTGGAAAAGTCTTCTTCGAATACAAGAAAGTTTATGAGATCTGCGCCCCCAGGGGGCGTATGGTTGAAGAATAAAGTTGATTAAAGGAGAAATCTATGGGTATGCTTGGAATTCGTTTGACTGTTGATACAGGCCCTGGACTGACAAAACAGTCCTTTGGGAACGAAGTTGATATTAATAAGATTATTGCCGGGTTTGAGAAAACCGGAATGGTGAATCACTTGAATTCTAAGGAGCCGTTTTACGGTGATGTTTCAGAGATTGTTGATTACCAGACTTGTCTTGAGATTGTCAAGAAATCTGAAGAGTTGTTTAATGGTATGGATGCGAAGGTTCGGGCTCGATTTAATAATAATCCGGCCGAAATGGTGGAATTTTTGAATGACCCCAGTAATTTGAAAGAGGCAATGGATCTTGGGATGGTGTTAGAAAGGCCCAAAGAAGAGGTTGGAGACCCGAAAACCGGTGAGATCAGTGAATCCCCCTCAGAAGCCGGGAAACCGGCTTAAAACGCAGTTGCGTTTGTTTTGCGAGGAACCAGGATGTTTCAAGCCTGGTTGAAGGGTTTGTTGGGAGCGTATAAGCGCTCCCAAACAGTAAGGCACAATATATATACTTGACTATATTGTGCTAACTGACACTAAGCTTGCTTGTGTCTGTTTTTTTTGTTCTTTGGATGAATACGATTAGCCGCACGTGTAAAATACTTCTCAGATCCACCACGAGCCATTCCATGTCTCTTCATATACCACCTCCGGTGACTAAATGGGGCTGCACCCCACG